CAACACAGCTATGATGGAGACGGCAGCGTGTATAGGAATAGCTGGTGTAAGTACCAGGGCAATTGACCCTTTATTAAATCTACCAAACATATTTAAGAAAATAAATATAAACAAGCAGAAGGATGCTGAAGATTATGTTGCTCAATGTAAAAATATTATTAACGTAACGTCTACTGCATATGGCCAACTAAAAATTGGATCAGGGGACTGGGATTCATCAGGCACATCTATTATTGAGGGGTTTAAACTGCCAACATTTGATTCCAAGACGATGGAATTTCATGAAAATAGTATGCAAGATATAGCACTATGTTGTGCACTTGCAAAAGGAATGAGCATTTATGTTGATAAAGTAGTTGGTAGCGAAGCAAAGCATTTTATACATGCAGGGATTAGAGATTTTTATTCTGCAGAAAAGAAGAGAGGGTTAACAAGGACAGGGTCTAAAGCAAACACAGCTGATTGCGTAATATCTAATGTACCGATGAGCTCACTACTAGCAGGGATTACCGATGATAAAAATGCAATAGAGGGTACAACAGATGGGTATGTAAAGGTTGGAGATAAAATTAAATACTGGCAAGTCTCATTAAAGAAATCAGCATCAGGTGCACAAATGGGTAAAGTTACCAAAAGTCTTAGAGGTGTATATGATCTAGGAATCAGTACTGGTGAAGCTACGGATATTTTGCAAGGTAATAGTGTAAACGAGGGATTAGTGTACGAGGTGTTAGCAGAAGGATTCCTCCAGAATATAAAAGATTTCGCGACAAAGACATTTAATGCGTTCAAGAGTAAGTTTAACACAGCTGTCTCTTCGCTCAGAAATAAATTTCTAGGATCTTTACAAAACGGTAAATCTATACCGGAGTCTGCTACATCTGCCCTTCTATCTGGTTACACAATAAAAGAAGGTAAGATGCATGATACCTTAAAAGCTGAAGTCGACGCTATAGCAAGTAACCCAGCATTAGCATATAAAAATGTAAATGAATACATCGACACTCTTAATAAAAAAGTGAAATCTAATAAATACGCTGTAGGTAGTTTTACAAAAGTTAAGCCAGTTAAAAACATAAAGATGTCAGGAGATAGATACCCAGGGAGTACCACGGTGCTATCGCTAATAGCAAATATAGCGACAGCTCAATTGATAACTGACCTTGTAAGTGATGTCAGCAAAATGAAGGGTATTATTAGCGACTTGACAGCAGAGATGTTGTTCGGAGGAACAAAATTACCTGTATGGAAGGTGTACGGTGCATTCGGTGGTAGTACATATACGTACCTAGGTACTGCAGATCTAGTTGAGAAGAGGTTGAGTGAAGGTGATATTGATTTTAAGATGTTAGCTGTAAAAGCTAGTCCTTCTCCTAAGAAGACATACTATACAATCACCTGCTGGGTGTTATCAGAGCTGACAAAGGATAATCAAAAGTATTATACACTACTGCGTACTGGAACGAATAGTGGTTCGAGAAAAACCATGATAATGGAGGGAACAAAACTGTTAGGGCCCTATCCTATAGATTACAAACTTGAAACCTTACTCAACTAACCTATGCAAACTCAACTATTATGTACATTTTCAAATCAGCGTAGACTGAGAAAAACGGTTGATACAATAGTTGATGCATATGATGTTATCTTCAATAAGATATTTATACTCGAAGATGTAGCATCTACCTTCGATGTAATGTGTACATACAATATAGATAAATCAGTTGATAATACTCAACTAGAGCACACTATATCTTTACATAGAAAAAAACAAACAAATACACTGTACACAATCAATGCTTTAAACAGAGCAATTGAAGCGTGTAACAACGGTGTATTAGATACCACTTATCAATTAGAGTGGAACAATTATCGTGACTGTATACTCCTTACAAACGACAATGGTTTACGAAGAATCAACACAGCGATTCACGATATAATTCATATCAAAGTTAAAAAATAATCCCTATATAAGTTGCCAGCTTAAATGTTTGTTCGTATCTTTATGATATGGACCAGTAGCTCAGCTGGATAGAGCACCTCCCTTCTAAGGAGGCGGTCAAAGGTTCGAATCCTTTCTGGTTCACAATATGGTGATTATAGCTCAATTGGTTAGAGCGCTGGTTTGTGGTACCAGAGGTTGTGAGTTCAATTCTCACTAGTCACCCAAATAGATTTGGTAGCTCAGCTGGTTAGAGCATCTCACTTTTAATGAGAGGGTCCTGGGTTCGAGTCCCAGCCAGATCACTAATTTTAAAAAAGGTAATATGAATAATATTTTAGCAGGGTTATCACTATATTTTGTAACACACATCATAATATGGTTTCAAGTGAACAGTCAATTTATATGGCCATGGGCAAAAGCCCACCCGTGGATTCTTGCAATCTTAGGCTTCCCAATATCATATATCCTAATTCAAGCTACAAAATATATTGTAGTAGGGTTTGACGGAGCACTCTGGCCAGGTCGATTAATAGGATTTGGGTCAGGAATGGTGGTTATGGCATTTTGCACATACTACATGCTAGGGGAAGGTATAACAACCAAAACTGTTGTTAGTTTATTGCTAGCATTAACTTTGGTATTAATACAAATCTTTTGGAAATAAAGTTTGAAATATGAAATAAAGTTCTTATATTAAGGTATAAATCGCATCAGGAGATATTTATTATAGATATCAAATGATAATTAATAATTAAATAATTAAAGGAAAAACAATGGCAATTGATTTAAACGCTATCCGCAAGAAACTAAATAACTTGCAAACCCAAACGGGAAAACAAAACAATCTTTGGAAACCTGAACCAGGCAAACAAACGATTAGAATCGTACCTTATCAGTACAATAAAGATAATCCATTTCAGGAATTATACTTTCACTACAATTTAGGTAAAAAGATTTATCTATCACCAGTAACATTTGGAAAAGCTGATCCAGTAGTTGAGTTCTGTGAGCAATTAAAAGCTACAGGAAGCAAAGAAGACTGGCAAATGGCTAGAAAAATGGAACCTAAAATGAGAACTTATGTTCCTGTCATCGTAAGAGGACAAGAAGGTGAGGGCGTTAGATTTTGGGGATTTGGTAAGACAGTATATCAGGAACTACTAAGCATTATTGCAGATCCTGACTATGGTGATATTACCGATCCAATGAATGGTAGAGATATTACGGTAGAATTCACAGCTGCAGAAGGAGCTGGAAGTTTTCCAAAAACATCTATTAGAGTGAAGCCTAATCAGTCACAGGTGACAGATAATAAGGATACAGCAGAGAAAATTACTAGTGGTCAAAAAGAGATTACAGATATATTCAAAGAAGTACCCTATGATGATTTGAAGACAGCTCTATCAGAGTGGTTAAATCCAGAAGAAGAGGAATCTCAGCCCGAGACGGCACCTGTGTCAACTGGTGATACAAAGAAGGTTGATGATGTAAATCAAGCTTTTGACGAACTATTTAAAGCTTAATTAGAGTAGATATGTCAAAGCGAGATGAATTGGCATCTGTACTAGCAGATAGCCTAAATAAAAAATTCAAAGACTACAAGGTAGCATATTTCCTTGACGGCTCTGAAGAAACACCTACCGATTTAACGGAGTGGATTTCAACAGGATCATCAATGCTAGATCTATCTATTGCGAACAGGCCTCATGGGGGAATACCAGTTGGTAGAATTACCGAAGTAACTGGTCTTGAGGGGAGTGGTAAATCACTTCTCGCAGCCCACCTGCTAGCTAACACGCAAAAGAAGGGAGGATTAGCTGTATTTATTGATACCGAGAATGCAATGAACGAAGACTTTCTAAGTTGTATAGGTGTTAATGTACAGGATATGTTATATATTCAACTTGAAACTATCGAAGATATTTTTGAAGTAATTGAAAGTATTATTACTAAGGTGAGAGAGTCAGATAAGGATAGGTTAGTTTCTATTGTTGTTGATTCTGTAGCTGGAGCGACTACCGCTGTTGAAGCAGAAGCAGACTATAGTAAGGATGGATGGGCAACATCCAAAGCGATTATTTTATCTAAAGCTATGAGAAAGGTTACTCAAATGGTTGGTAGGCAGAGAATTGCACTTGTATTCACAAATCAACTTCGTCAGAAGCTTGGTGTGATGTTTGGAGACCCTTGGACAACCTCTGGTGGTAAAGCTATCGGATTTCACGCGAGCTGTAGATTGAGGTTGAAGTCAATGGGTCAAATCAAAGCCAAAGTTAATGGTGTAGATGAAACTATTGGGATAAAAGCTCAGGCTCAGGTGGTTAAAAATCGCATGGGACCTCCACTTCGAAAAGCTGAATTTGAAATCTATTTCGATTCAGGTATCGATGATTATGGTGGATGGTTAAAGGTGATGAAAGCACAGAAGTTAGTATCTGCTGGAGGTGCATGGTATACATATACAACAGACGCTGGTGAATCTCATAAATTTTTATCAAAAGATTGGCAAAAATTACTAGAGAAGCACCCAGATATTAAAGAGGAAGTTTATCTTAAAATTTGTAATGCACTAGTAATGGAGTACAAAACAGATAATATAGGAATCGATGATATCGAAATCAGTGATGAACCG